GTAGGAATGTTCGACCTTGACAAGGTCAGAGCCGTTTTCGGATGTCCAAAGCTTCTGCTCCAAGTAGAGCTTATGTTCATTTGGCCGCTTCAAGCGACTTACCTGAATACGGACGCCGGCAGAATGTTATGGGGCAGAGAAATAATCCGTGGAGGATGGCGAAAGCTATTTTCCGAGGCTTATGCGAATGGACCGCCAAAATCATTCCTTTCAGCAGACTGGAGCGAGTTCGACAACCGACTTCTTCACCAACTGATTCGAATAGTTCACCGCATCTGGCGATCTTACTTCAACTTCTCCCGTTACGAACCGACTTCCTTCTATCCAAATTCTTCACCCAAGAACCAGTCCAAGCTTGACAGGCTATGGAAATGGATGACTGAATCGATTCTGAACACACCAATCCTTCTTCCCAACGGGAAGCTATTCAATTGGATTTACAACGGATTTGGATCTGGATTCCAACAGACTCAGCTACTAGATTCTTTTTGTAACGCGATCATGCTTACAACATGCCTTTCCGCGCTCGGTGTTAATATCAACAGTCCACACTTTTGGGCACGTTTTCAAGGTGATGATTCAATCTCATCTTTCATGGAAAACATGTTCATCATTTACGGACCTACCTTCCTTACCCAACTCGCTTCCACCGCAGAGTACTACTTCAACGCAAAACTTAGTCCAGACAAGACTTCGTTCAGCAACAATCTTAGCAAGATATCAGTTCTTAGTTACTTCAACTCGTACGGTCTCCCTTACCGCACAGATGAGGATCTACTTCGACATCTCTTCTTTCCCGAGAGACATCAGAATCTTGAAAAGCTTGCCGCTGCAGCGCTTGGAATGGCCTACGCAAATTGTGGCCACTCACAACGGTTTCACGAGCTTTGTGAATACATCTACAACAAGATTGTTCATGAAAAAGGAATTGAACCTAACCTGGAGCATCTTCAATGGATGATTCGATCTGAGATTTTCCCATCTCTCGAACACTTGAAAGACGTCCCGTTCCCTTCAAGGACGGCACTCCTCGCTATGGTATACACGCATCACCCGCGAACGGCACTACAGAACGCACGACAGTGGCCGACTCAACAGAACCCTCGGAACAGATTTTTCTTCCTTCACGATGTGTAACTCAGTTTGAGATTTTTTCTGACCCTTTTATTTACTTGTTTCATCTTACCAATGTTTCATAAATTTATTT